GTTCAATCTCATCATCGAACAGGGAAAGTAGATTTCCTGAACTTCTATAGTTGTCTCTGTACCCTTCCTGTACTCCGTCGACTGGCTCTAGTTTGTATTCGGGGTAAGGCGATTTGAAGTACTTGTCAAGTCGTTTTGCCTTCTCCCACCAAGGAGCGACTAGAAGATTAGCAATCTGGTCGAGTTGAATGGGGTGAATTGAGACAAAGAAGGATTCAGGGCCATTGAAAATGTAGGATTCGTCAAATGCTGCTTCGACACAGGCGTTGTAAGCCAATAGCCTATGTTCGGGATGGCAATACCAGTCAGGTTCAATTAAATGGCGGGCAAAAATGAGTTCGGACCAAAGCAAGTACGTAACCTACCTCGGTGTCGGTTTAGATGGCGTTGAGAAAAGACCATCACCTGCCGCTGCGCGTCGGGCTGACACAATACCCATGTTGAACCCTACATCTTTCCAAGCATCAGATATTCCAGTGACACTTTCGACAAGGAAATCAGTCAATGACCCACGGAGTCCAAGGGCCCTCCTTGATCTGGAGAAGAGTTATCTCCTGCGCTCGACCATGAGACCTGTTACAGCATGATACTCACTCTGGTAGGCAGCACACTGGGCTCTGAACGATCTGCCCTCCCTGGTGAGAGAAGCAACTTGGTCGAAGATAAGTTTAATCTCATATTCGGGATAGTCGATAATCACCTAGACTTTCGCTGACCTGGGGAATTCGGAAACGCGTGATACTGAGTCGGAGTCAGTCACCCCATAAGTTTGAGCATTTTGCTTGCGAAGATTTTACTTAAGGCTTGCATAAGCTGCTAGCAGCTGTGGCGAAAATTCAGTGGGGTAAATGCCTATAGCCTAAGCATTGATGCATGCGGACTTCTCAGTAAGTCGATGCTGAATGGTGACTGTATCAGCAATGCGAAGCAGTGGTGCGTAATCGGCTTCTGCAGGTGGAAGCAATAAGTTAGACGCGTGAGGTACTATCTCGCAAACTTCAAATCGGGCCATGGACAAAGTGTGGTGCTCTAACTCAGCAGCGTACTGAACGCGTTTCACCCAGACTCTATTAGTGAGAATGCTTTCGAAATTCTGGAGGGAAATGTTGCAGTGGGAGTATTCTTCTACGGTGTTAACCGTTTTGATGCTCACAGTGTACTCAGTGAACCGTGATTTGGCGCGGAACTAGTGACCAATAGATTGGAATGACATGTGAGGATTATAAACATGAGCGATTGAGATGATCTCGTCTCCCACTTGAACAAGCTCCAGTAAGTCCCGGGAGACGTAGTAGATGGAGTTGGAGAGCAGCCATATTCTTTTGCCTCCTGTTGGGGGCCCGAACTCAGATAAAGGGCCACAGAACGCATTATAACCCAAAGCTATGGATCGCTTGATGGCTAGCGTGTCAAGAGTGGTTGGTGAAGCGTGAATTGTGTACACATGGTCTGGTGGGAACTTTGAACCGACAAATTTCGTATGTATCTCTCTGAGACAATCAGGCCCAATCATTATGAGGAAATCACACTCATTCTTGTCGTTGCCAACCGCTCTTTATAACATTCTGCGGGCCTCCGCGCAAGCGAGATGGTCGATGACGTTAGGACCGGCTCCCACGTCTGATGCTTTCAGCCTGCAAGTGTTAGGCTTGTTAAGCCCCAGATCATCGAAGAATTCCATGGTAACATGCCTCAAGTATTCTTCTTGGGCGGCCTATAATTCATGGGTTAAGGCCTTAGGATCACCTCTCACTTTGCCTTGTTGATATTAACGCTGCCTCATACCAGTTATTGATTTAAACTGCTTTGAGATGTGTTACATGTCCTTAAATTCTTCAGCGAACATGAACAAGGCAATGCGTCTGTCCGCGTCGCGGGATAGTTTCTTAACGCGGTCTTTAGAATTGAGGAAGAAAAAGCCTTCTAACTCCTTGAACTTTGGGTTGCCTCCGGGGAGTTCTGCGGCCTTTAGCCACTTAAGAACGGCATTCTTAAAAGCGGTAGCATGAGCGTCTGCTTCCAATTTTGTGGGTTTACCTACCGAGGCATTTAGAAGGGAGGTCTAGCAGTGTGCCTCTAATTTACCCGCCACGGCGATCGGAGGGGTGGCATGAACGATATGCTTGGGAAACTGGTTAAGTTAGGTGGAAAGAGTGCGGTCAGAGGCACCGTCAGGTTCGGGTTTTCCCTAGTTACCCTAGTCACCAGCCGTGATGTTCATGTTTGGGGAGGTAGCTCCATTGGGGTCTTAGGCGGTTTCTGGTAGAGCGTGTGAAGCCTCTGGCGCTTGGGATTCTGAAGTGACCTGAGCTGCA